GTGCATATTCATCTCACCGAAGACGAGATACGCCGCTTGCTCTTGCCTCTTGTGGTCCAGGCATTTGCAGATGAAATGAGGCGGAATATGGGGGCGCCTCGATGGATACAATCAGGTTCAACAGTGCCAACGGAGTTAAAGTGATGATTTTTACAGATGAGGAGATGAATCGCTATACAGGAAGGTTGATGCGTACCGTGATGACGACTGACTTTCGCGGTCATCCGATAAGCGCGGTCCTTCAGCAACGAACAGGCGTCGATTGGGCAACAGGTCATGAGACATGGGAAGATGTGAGACCGCTTGTCATCACACCTGATGGCAAAATCATACTCAGTACAGAAGAGGATGGAGCGCCATAGCGATGACAGCACAGGAACTCGCACAGCAGATACTCGAGATCGCGCAACAGGCACTCGCGCAAGAGAACCGCGTCCCCGTATACCTCGATGAAGTGCCGGACATCGGGTTTGCTCGCGCAGGGCTGGAGGCCATTATCAAACTCTGCCAGCAAGTGCCACCGGCATCACAAGATGACTTTCGCCACTATGAGAAGAAGGTGAGACATGAACGTGAAAGCTGAAGTTTCAACGACGCTCACTATTCGGAAAATGGCGCGTGTTGAGGATGGGACGAGGGGACTCTTGGAGGCAAAACAGGCAGCAGATCGCGAATTCGATCACTACTTTCCTAAAATCCATCCCTACATCACGAGGATTGAAGCGGTGATAGTGCGAGAGCTGTTTCAGGCAGAGGGCTATGTAGCCTATCTGATACGTGTGTATGTGACCTGTCCACTTGAGATAGTACAGGAGTTCCACAAAGCAGCAGGTGTCTATGTGGACATACCACCCGAACAAATCACCTATAGGTATGATAGTGAGGCAGACAAGAAAAGCTGGCTTGATAGCCTGAAAGAAGGCACCTGATGAGAATAGCAAAAGTTGAGCGCAACCTTGCTTCTCAAGCGGGTTTATGGTATACTAAGCTCAGAAATAATGTTGTGCCAAGCGGTGCTGTGAACACCCTTGGCCGGATAAACCCTACTGGGAGGTCTATCATGGCTACCATATCACCTCATGCCGATCATGGCAACCTCATCCCCAATGCATCTGGCATCTATACGATCACATGTACTGCGAACAAGCGCATCTATATTGGAAGTACTTCCAATCTACAAGTGCGACGAAACAGCCATTTCAATTCTCTTCGGCAAAATAAACATCATAATCCAATAATGCAAAATGCCTGGAATAAGTATGGTGAGCAATCCTTTGTGTTTGAAGTGTTGGAACTAGTTTTGCCAATGGACCCGACAAACAGAGAACAATATTGGTTGAATAAGTTCAAGCCCTACGGACGTAAAGGTTTTAATATTGCACATGATGCTCGTGCTCCAATGAGAGGCACGAATGGCAGAAAAGACTCACCTGAAACTATCGAGAGAAAGAGATTGGCTCAAGCTACTAGAAACGTCTCTCCTGAAAATCTTGATAAAATGAGGAAGGGCAGTCTTGGCAGAAAGCAATCTCCTGACCATATCAAGAAAAGAACACAGTCTCGACCTAGTAAGAAATGTTCACCTGAAACGAGAGAGAAGATAAGACAATCTCATTCTACTCCTGAATACCGAGAGAAACAAAGACAGGCTACTCTTGCTAGATGGGCAAGAGAGAAAAAGGAGCAATGAACATGGTCAGATTAGCGAAGATAGAGAGAAAGACTGAGTACTTTCCATGCATGGGGGGCGAAATTAAGGCGACAAATGATGCCCAAGGGATAATTGAAGGACATCTAAATTTTTTCTCGAATATTGACTTCGGGGATGATCGTACCATGCCTGGGGCCTTCAAGAAAACGCTACAAGAAAGTTATGCCCGGAAACGCGCTCAGGGGCTTGATTTTCTGTACCCTTACTTGTGGAATCATGACTACTCAATTCCTCCACCGGGCGGTGTATTCGAGGCAAATGAAGACCGTCGCGGCCTCTATGTGAAAGTCCAGATGAATATGGACACGGAAATGGGCCGTGACCTATACTCATCCTTCAAATCAGGCTTTCTCAAGAAACAATCTATGGGATACCGCGCAATTTCCGTAGAATTTGTCAAGGATGAAGAGACCAAGCGCACCATCCGCAACCTGCTCGAAGTCGCCGTGATGGAAGGCAGCGCCGTTGTGTTTCCGATGAATGATTTAGCTCAGGTTGACACCGTGAAAAACCTGAACAGGAGGAACTTCTATATGACCAGCAAACTACTGCCCAAGCAGGAAATGCCAGCAGTCACCAAGGACTATGCGACCAGTTACGAGGCAATCACTCAGCAGGACTGGCGTTCTGATCTGTGGAACTTGTGGTTTCCACTGGTCAATGAGATTCTTGTGGCCTTCCAGACGGGTGATACACCCGTTGAGGATACGCAGGCAGCATTAAAACAATTCAACGCTGCTACCATTGCCTACGTACAGCGTGGCGTTGAACTGGATATGACTGAGTATCTCACGTCTGACGACAATGGTAATTCACTTTCTATGTACATGAGTGCAGACGACAATCCAGAGACGAAGGCGGGCCGCACGATTAGTGACGCCAATCACAAGAAAATTGCCTATGCTGCCGATGGCATCATGACCCACGTGAAGGCGATCAGGGGAGTGCTCAATACAGCGGCGCAACGGGCGAACGACCTGCAAGGCTACCCGGTCTATCCCACGTCAAGCGCTGATCCAACACCTGAGCAGAAGACAGACGACGATGCAGAACCGCAAGAGCCATACATTGATGTGCATACGACATTGCACGATCTGGCCAGCCTGCTCAGTGCTGACAATGCATATCGTGGCATCTAGCGAACCGCATTGTTTCCTGCTAGATTACCCGATATGGATATTGAGATCATCATTGACCACATTCAAAAGCAGGGATGTAACGTCCGTGTAGAGAAAGGCTACCTTGTGCTCTGGAAAGCGGCAAAAGGGAGTATTTGTCAAATTGCATGGGGCATCTCTCACACGGCGCTCAATACTTTGGCATACGAACAAATGCTCTTTGACACGGCAGATCGCACCATTGCCAAACTCAATAAGAAGATAGTGGAGACGGACCCACCTGCACCACCACGCAGACTAGACGAGTAAGAGAAAAAAAGGTATACTACCAGTAACGGGCGCGGCATGAGCCACCCCTGACAAGAAAAGGCGCGTTTCACACACCCTTTTTGAACAAGAGCGGAAAATCTATGTTCAAAGAGGGTGATACTTTATCGAGACCCTTTCTGAACATAAGAAGCAGAAAGGGTCTCTTTTATGCCCGAAAACGATGAGTTGAAGCTGCTTTCAGAGCAGATACTCAAGTTAAATAAGCACCTCGACGAGCGTGTAAAAACCATCGAGGAGCGGCAAGACAAGACAGAAACGAAGATCAGCCAGGGCGGGCCCGTTGCCGCAGAAGCCAGGGCTGAATTGACCAAGATCAACGATAAGATCTCGAATGAGATCAAGGAATACCGCAAGCTGGTAGTGGAGCAGAAGGAAGCGATGCTTGCCCTTCAGCGCCCACCCCCCACCAACGGCTATCGCGGCTCCACTGCTGGCTCCTACAAACCTATGGCAACCCGCGCACTGGAGAAGTGGATGCGCAAGGGTGGCGATGCCAGCGCGCTCACGATGGAAGAAAGATCGTATGTGGATTTCAACCACATGAACTGGGACCAGTACACCGCTGAGCAAAAGGTGATGGTCTCGGCTGCCGCTGACCTCGGCGGCTTCTTTGCAGGTACCGACCTCAGCGATAAGTTCGTGCAAAAGCTCTTCCTCATCAGCCCGATTCGCGGCATTGCCGATACGCAGACCATCGGCGGTGAGAGGTTGCTCATCCCAAGTGAAGGCGCAACGGATACCAACATTTTTTGGTCAGACGAGCAGACCGGCTACCAGGCTAGCCCTGATCCGAACCTCGGCATGATCGAGATTTACGCACGTGAGTTGAATGGCTACCTGAAGCTGTCCCGTCAAAACATGGAAGACTCCGTCTTCGATGTGGAAGCCTATATCCTGAAGCGTCTGACTCGTCAGTTTGCACAGAAGGAAGGCACCGCGTTCATTTCTGGAAACGGCGTGGCCCGTCCTGAAGGACTGCTCACGGTTGCCGCGCTCTCAAGCTATGGCGGCATGAACGGCCTGGTTGGCTCTGACACCTCTACCCATAAGATCACCCCGACCGACATCATCGCGCTGATGCACGTCGGCAAGAGCGGATATCGGGCGACTGCCTCCTGGCTCATGAGTAACGCCACGATTGGCGCACTCCGGTTGTTTGCTGATACCACCACGCGGCCCTTGTGGACGATGTTTGGTGACGAGTTCCGCGAGACATTGTTTGGCAGACCGATTATCGAGATGCCGGATATGCCCAATCCTACCACGGCGCCAAACATCTACACCGCCGGTCAATTCTCTATCCTCTTCGGTGACTTCGCACAAGGCTATCAGATTGTTGACCGCGTGGGCTTGACCTTCCAAACGCTGAAGGAACTCTATGCCATCCAGAACCAGGTTGCCTTCCTCGCCCGCATGCGCGTC